TAACAGACAGTGCAAAAGAATACTTACTGAAGGTTGGGAAACCAAATGTATCACTATCAGTAAAGGGTGGTGGTTGTTCTGGTTTTCAATATGAATGGGGGGTTACTGATAAAGAACCAACCGTTGGTAATCTTTGGTTAGACCCAATGGCAGAGATGTTTGTCTTTGGTTGTACTGTCGATTATGTAGAAGAATTAGGTGGGTCTTATCTCAAGGTCGTAAATCCTAATGCCACTGCATCATGTGGGTGTGGTGAGAGTTTTGCAGTATAGGAGATTATTATGCCGCCTAGAAACCATAAGAATTGGAGTAAAACGCCTAAAGTAGAATACATCTCTAGTGAATGTTATAATAACAACGAAATATTCCAAAGAGAGATAGAAGAAATATTTGCAAAGGTATGGGTGCCTGTTTGTCACATGAGTGAACTTCCAACTGTTGGATGCTACAGAACATCACAGATTGCATTTCAAAATGTCATAGTATGGAACACTGGTGAAACCGTGAAAGCATTTTTAAACCACGGCCCGCAGATGCCATCTGGTAAATTGTGGAATGACGAAACCTTTGGTAAGGAACTGCATTGTGAAGTGAAACACGGACAGATGATTTGGGTTACACTTAATCCAGACCCAGATATGACTGTAGACCAATGGACTGCTGGTGCATTTGATTGTATCGAAGATGCGATTGATACAGAGGAACTAGAGGTCTTTCATTATCACAAGGCAATCATAGACACAAACTACAAATTGTGGCATGATACTAACAGTGAGTTCTATCATGACTTCATGCACTATTTCAATCGTGTGAGTGGATTCAATGATGAGTATTTTGCAAGAAAGAATATTCCTTTTGATAATGGTCATGTGAACGTCAGTTCGTTTACAGTGAACTACGAAGAGTATGAGGGGTTTGATGACAGGGGTGAGTTATCGTTTCCAAATCTACCACCAAACCAGTGGTACATGGTTGACCTCTTCCCAGGCTTCAACTTCAACCTAAGAGGAAGTGCATATCGGTCAGATAGTGTAACACCACTTGGGCCAAACCAAGTCATGATTGAGTTCAGAGGATATGGACTGAAGAGTGATACAAAAGAAGAAAGACAGACTCGTATCAAACATCACAATTCGATATGGGGGCCTTTCGGTAGAAACCTTCACGAAGATTTGATTGGTGTCGCTGGACAAGGTACAACGATGCGTGAGGGTACAGAGAAAAGAAACATTCTACATGGTAGACATGAGAATGGAACTATCCACGATGAAGTGGGTATGAGACATTATTATGGTGCATGGGGTGATATGTTGGGGGTAAACCCAGAAAGGCCGTTAGCAGCATGACACTAAAACAAAACCGTTACATCAAAATGAGGATGGAACAACTAAAAGAAGATATGGAAAAGGCACATGATGACCACGATAAAAAATGGTACAACAGGTGCATACAAGAACTAGATTGGGTTTTACAGATGAAAGAGAAACCCAATCACAACTGTTACATGGAGAAATAAAAAATGGAAATAAGAGTAGTAACTAAATCAGACTGTCCTTTTTGTGACATGACCAAGAAGTGGTTAGACGAAAATGGATTTGAATATGTCGCTGAGGTAATGGACAATGAAGAAGAGCGTCTTGCGTTCTATCAGTCTATCAATGGTATCAGTGAAATCGTTGGGAAACCAAACGATGTTCGTAGAGTAAATTCTGTACCACAAATCTTTATTGATGGTGACCGTATCGGTGGATACGATGACTTGATGAAAAATGCAGAGTCACTTTTCAAGAAGAGAGGTGCTGGTAGTCTGTTGAAATTTAGTGAAACTTACAAACCATTTTATTATCCTTGGGCAGTTGAAATCACAACAAGACATGAGAAGGTACACTGGATTGAAGACGAACTTGATTTGTCTGAGGATGTATCTGATTGGAAGTCTGGTAAGGTTACTGAAGCAGAGAAAGATTATATCACGAATATTCTTAGACTGTTCACACAAGCAGATGTTGCAGTTGGACAGAACTACTATGACCAGTTGATTCCAAAGTTCAAGAACAATGAAGTTAGAAATATGTTGGGTTCATTTGCGAACAGGGAAGCAATCCATCAACGTGCATATGCATTGTTGAATGAAACACTTGGTCTACCACCAGAAGAGTATCATGCATTTCTTGAATATTCTGAGATGTCAGATAAGATTGACTTCATGATGGATTCAAATACATCGACACACAGGGGTCTTGCACTTGCAATGGCAAAGTCAGTGATGAACGAGGGTATTGCTCTGTTTGCATCATTCGTGATGTTGTTGAACTTCCAAAGGTTCGGTAAGATGAAAGGTATGGGAAAGGTCGTAGAATGGTCTATTCGTGATGAATCTATCCATGTGGAAGGAATTGCAAAACTATTCCGACAGTTCTGCACAGAATATCCTAAGATTGTGGATGATAACTTCAAATCTGAAATCTATGAAATGGCAAGACTGTCTGTGAAACTGGAAGACAAGTTTGTACAGATGACCTATAAGATGGGTGCTCCAGAGGGTCTTGAGGCGTCTGATGTAAAGACCTATATAAGATATATAACGGATAGAAGGTTATTACAACTTGGTTTGAAACCTAATTTCAAAGTGAAAGAAAATCCTTTACCTTGGTTGGAGTGGGTACTTAACGGTGCAGACCACACTAACTTTTTTGAAAACAGGGTAACCGAATATGAGGTTGCTGGTCTAACTGGTACTTGGGATGATGCGTATGAGGACGCTGCATAAATATGAGTAGAAAAATTATCTCTTGTGAGGACTGTGGTGCAGAATTTACAGTGCGACACAATATGTCGGAAAGACATTATCAAATAACGCACTGTGTATTTTGTGGTTCAGAAATCCCAGAAGATAATGAAGATGACTTATACGATGAGGAAGAAGAGTACTAGTGAAGACGCAAAGTGCGAAAGCAAAAGGTAGAAGGTTGCAACAATGGTTTCGTGACCTTCTAATTGAAAATTTAGGTGTCCACCCAGAAGATGTCGAATCTAGGTCGATGGGTGCTGGTGGAGAGGACTTGATTATGGCGAGGGCTGCTAGAGAGAAGTTCCCTTATTCGATAGAATGCAAGAACCAAGAGAAAATAAATGTGTGGCAATCATACGCACAGGCAGTCGAGAATAGTAAAGACCATGAACCAGTGGTAGTGATTAAACGTAATAATCATAAACCACTTGTTGTAGTGGACGCTGAATATTTTGTAGGACTGCATAAGGGTGATATATCGACATAAGAATTTTATACTAGACATGAACGGAAGCAAGGGGAAACTCTATGTTGACGGTTGGTTGCGTTTTATGGGTGACCATTATGTTGCGATAACAATGTTATTAAGATTCTCAGAAAACCATCCAGACGTTAGAGAAAAATTTAAAACACAACTTGAAATGCGTGAGAAACCTAGATTTGAAGAACCAAAAAAACGAATAGAAGAACCACCAGAACCGCCCAAGAAAGAAAGGGTCGTGAGAAGACCTAGACAAAGATAATGCACCACACCTATGCAAAAATAACACAACAGTTTTTCCATAGACGCAACACTTAGGACAGTATTACTGTTATAAATAGTTGCGTAATAGACCATTACAATTTTTTACCTAAAGGAACTTGCCAAATGTGGCCTTATACCGAAGAAGAAGCGGACTATTTAAGTCGGCGAAAATTTGAAAACAACTAATTCAAGGGTGCAATGCACCCTTTTTTAATGCGTGGAGTAATAATATGTTAAGAGCATTGACCAATTTGTTTCAACAGAGACAAGATGATAGAGGAATTGTTAATTATGTTCGCACCGAATGGAATAACGAAACCAGACACCTATCCAACCAAGACTGTATAGACTTTTACAATAATTATTTAACAACCAAAGGGAGACTGAAACGATGAGTATCGGATTAGTATTGAGACATACTTACGAGGAGACTTGTGAGATATGTGATAAAATAGCACACTATATAAAAGTGGGTAGTACTCACTTCAACAAATTTTTTACCAGAGTTGGTTACGCAAGGGCAGCGTCTGAACTTGCACGACAAGGGTACTATAAAGAAGCGAAAGCACTTATGTTAGAAAAGGATAATTTGAAATGAAAACATTAGGATTTTTAATGACAATTTTTGGACTTGTATTTTTTGCAAGTTTAGCACATGGAATGAATGGCACAACAGTAGAGATGTTGAATAAAGATGCCGATGGTAATAGAATGGTATACTCACAAGAGATTGTTGAGATTGAAGTTGGACAGATTGTCAAATGGATTCCAACCGACAAAGGACACAATGTGGAAATCATTGCTGCACCAGAGGGGTTTGAGATTCCAAAGAAATCCAAAAACAGTAAAGAGGTCGAGATGCAGTTTGACATCCCTGGCGTCTATTACTACTGGTGTACACCACACAAAGGTATGGGCATGATTGGTCTTGTCGTTGTTGGTGGAGACATCTCAAACATTGATGACATTGCATCTGCAAAGGCAATGGGTAAATCAAAGAAGAAACTCAAAGCACTGTTAGAAGAACTAAACGAGAAATATTAAACTTTTGTGAAGTTTTCTTGACATTTCCATTTCAAAGTGGTATTGTGTCTATATAAAGATAAGAGGGAAAATCACTTCCCTCTTTTATATTGGAGGCAATTATGTCTGACCAACTTTGGAGAAAGGTTAAGAAGATGGAATTAGGTAATCCAATTATTACAGCACTTGTAGGTCTTGTAGTATTTTATATCGGTCTGAAAATGTTTTCTGGTGGTATGAAGTCTATGGGTAATATGGAACACCTTGCATTCTTCTTAGGTAATCCAATCTATATGTTCTTTGGTGGTATTGTTATGACATTACTCTGGCAATCATCATCACTCTCAACAACAGCAATCATTGCATTAGTCGCTTCTGGTGCGTTACCACTTCCTGCCGCAATCGGGGCAGTTCTTGGTGCAAACATAGGAACGACAGGTACAATCTGGTTAGCAGGACTTCTGGTTTCAGACGGAATGCCGAAAGGTGATACCTTGAGGATTGCACTTGCACATTCTGGTGCAAACCTATTCATGTCTATCATGCTACTACCTTGGGTACATCATATCGCAAGGTTCTTAGGTAAAGTAGGATAACTCTAAGGAAACCCACGATTCGCAAGTGATTCGCACAATCGTGGGGTTTTTCTCTTTTTACCCCCCTAAAAAATCTAATAAAATCAACGGTTTAAAAAACCCCTTGACTTTGTTCTCAAAACATCGTATAGTGTATATGTAATTGAGAGAAAGGACTTCAAATGTTGAAAGAAAACGGAATTGATTTTATCACTGCCCACAATGGTGGGATTCAGATGTATGCTGGACTTGGTAATCTCGTTGGGTGGGGAAAGACCGCCAAACATATTGCGTATGTTGTCCAGACAAAAGGTTTAAAATTTGGTGATTATGTTCAGTGCAGCAGCACTATGGATTTTGCAGACGAAGAAGGATTTGACCACTACAACGGTGCGAAAGAACTTTGGGATGAAGCAATGGCAATGTTAACAGTTATGGAGAATGAATAATGGGTTATTTCTATCAAGATTGGAAGGACAAAAAGATGTTTGTCGAGAACAGTGAAGGTCAGTTCGTAATGAACTTTGGTGAGTCAGAAAAGGGGATGATTGAGAATCTTGAAAGTGCAATCATCAATCTCACAGAGGGTGCCTCTGATGAAAAGAGGATGGCGATAAATTCCCTTGAGTATTATGTCGATATGCTCAAAAAGGGTAAACTTGAAGTGAAATGGAATATCTCATAGGAGAGTGAATATGTTTGTATTGGTTGAGGATGGACAGATTATTGCTGAGGAAGAATGCCTTGGTAATGCTTGTGAACACCAGATGGTGTTGAATGAATGTGGACAAAATGTTATCGTCATGGATGAGGATGACTTTTGGGATGAACAGGCAGAGATTGCTGATATGGCAAAGGCCCATGAGAACGGTACGAAACTATGGTAGTAACACACAGAGATGTTGGTAGATGGGTTGTCCTCAAAGGAAAAACTCGACACGGTAAGAACCGCATTCAACAACACGGTATGGAATGGGTGATTGAAACTGTTTCAACCTTCCAAGGTCAACCAGCGATGTTCTTACGTTCTAAGAACAAAACAGAAGGCCCAAGAGATAACAAGGGATTTGATAGTCGTTGGGTACTGCTGAGAGATGACCCAAATTTTTTGTGGTTTCACTAAAAAACTACTTGACATTCGTTATGAAAACAAGTATAATGATTATAGAAAGTGAGGAGAGTAATATGGAAACATTAGATTTAAAAGTTCTTGAATATGAAAATGATGATTGTGCAAACGTAAATGGTACGCACTATATAAGCACCATCACAACAACGTATGACCAATTGGTTGAGATTTTTGGTAAACCAACATACACAGATGCAGAACCATATGAAAAGGTCAACGCAGAGTGGACAATTCAAACAAAGGTCATTGAGAAAGATGCTGAAGATGAGGACGATTGGTTCTACAAAGTGTTCACAATCTACAACTGGAAAACTGGTTACATACCTACTGGTGAGTACGAGTGGCACGTTGGTGGTCATGATTATGAAGCTCATGAGATTGCATCTGCAATTTTTGAAAACCACATAAATAACTCTAAAGGATAGGATGTTATGGTAACAACTACAGTCGCAACGACAATCACGATGATTGCCACGATATTTGCATTCTACTACGGTAAACACCTTGGTAGTAAAGCGAGTGTCGAGAAGATTGTTGACTCCATGTTAGACAAGATGGAGAAGGATGGTTACATCAAAACTAAGAAAAACAGTTTAGGTCAGACAGAATTAATTCCCATAAAAGACTTGACAAATGGGTAAAAATTTTGTATGATGTATTTGAGAGTCGGAATTAAGGTTGGTTGGCCCAGAGTGAAAGTTCCAAATATTATGGTCTGGGGGTACAAGTTTCCGACTCTCACTTTAAATTATTAGAGAGGTGAAAATGAAATATATTATGATACCAGCGATGTTTGCACTATCCATGTGTACACCAGTACACGCAATGGATAATCAAGATTGCAAATATACAAAGACGGTAAACCAAAGTGAGGGGCAGATTGTCAGTTCAACAACTGATTATGATTGTAAGACAACGCCTACGGTTATCGTAAAAGAAAACAGTCCTACTGTTATCTACAGAACAGGTACGACAGTTAGTAGTCCAGTAACGACAACCAGAGTTGTCTCATCGACTCCTGTCTATCACAACAATCATCAAACAACAAACATTATCACTGATATTGCAAAAGAGATATTCTTTGGTGGAGCAGCGCATAGACAAGTAAGTCACAATGGTTGGGTTATTCAAGTTCCCAATAGAAAGAAGGGTGCTTGTTATGCAACTGATGACCTTAGAGGAACGGTTTGTTACTAATGTTTAAGATTTTATTTGGAATTCTGTTGGGAATAGTTATCGTCACCTATTACCCAGATATATCAGAAACCGTTGCAGACATATTTGTTGACAGCGGTGCCCGTGACGCAATCATAGAACAACTTGAAGAGGTGAATTGATTATGATTAAGAACGCAGTTGCAATTGGTGCTATTGGTTTGACCCTTGGTGCCTGTACTGCAACAAACCCATTGAGTGGGCCCAACACTGCAAACGTGGATTTAGGTAAACCACCTGTAGGTGTAGTGAAGTCTGCATATACATATCAGGCGAACAATGTAAAGGAACAGGTATCAGAAGTACCAAAGTGGTACACTAAGATGCCTGTGAAGGAAGATGCAATCTATGCTGTAGGAACTGCAAATACACCAGACTTACAACTCTCAAATGACATTGCGATTTTGAGTGCAAAGACAACTCTTGCTGACAGGATTAATGGTAGAGTAAATTCTGTCACGAAGAGTTTTGTGACGAAGGTTGGTTCGACAGATGCAGATGCATCTATCATTAACGAGATTCAGACTGCAACCAAAAACATCATCGCTGATGTTGATGTCGCTGGTTACAATGTTAGTGAATCAAAGGTAGTGTCAAACGGTACACAATATCGAGTGTATGTTCTTTTGGAATATTCCGATGAAAATGCACAGAAGATTTTGTTGAACCGACTCAAGAAGGATAGAATGTTGATTACGAAACTCAAAGCGAATGAAGCATTCAAAGAACTTGAGAACGATGTCAATAATGCAAACGAGGCAGAACTTGACCGTGTTGACCAGATTATTAAAACGGAAACACAATAGGAGGCATAATGCACGTTACAGTAAGAAAAGGTGACGTTAACGGTGCAATCCGTGTTCTCAAGAAGAAACTCATGAGAGAAGGATTCTTTCAAGAATTACGAAGGAGAGAATCCTTCATGAGTAAGGGTGAGAAGGAACGGAAAGCAAAGGCCGCTGGTAGACGAAGGTGGAAGCGGAAACAAGAAAAACTTAAATTGGAGAGAGGTTACTAAAATGCCTAGACGTAAAATGACACCAGAACAGAGAGAGGCCGCCGCAGAACGGTTGCGTCTTGCAAGGGAAAAAAGGTTGCGTGAAAATCCACCTAAGTATTCTAATATACACCCATCTGTTTTACAGTTACCAGATGAACATCCATTCTCAAGAGTGAGTGTCACAAAGTATATCAAGACGCAGAAAGACCAACTGTCTTCATTGCGTGCTGCGATACGAAACAAGGTAAAGGGTGCCATTGCAGAAGAGGCATCTTGCAAAGCGTATATCCGACATTGTGAAACGTATTTGCGAAATGGTGATTGGTGCGATGACTTCTATGGTGAATACCAAGAGAAGCGTGTAAAGTGGGTAACAGTTGTGCCTGCTGGTCGGAAGGTGGATGATGACGGATGACGGACAAACTAATGTGGTGCAGTTTCCCAAGAAGTATATTGGGGTTGCACCGAAGGTAACAAACTTTGATGCGATGAAACTGAACAAAGAGTTACAGTTCGCAGATGAATTGACGGATGGTATAATGGTATCTATGATTCATAATATGGATGAAAATGATATTGAAATCACTGATGGTGGTTTTATCCAAGACATTGCGTTTTTGTCTGAGGCAATCAAAGCAACAATTTATAGAGACAGAGGGTTTACCCATCCTTTTCAAAATCTGATTGAATTGATTGCAAACGTAACCTACGATGAAGATGCAAAGAAGCATCATGTGGATATGGATATGGAATTGATAAGAGAATTATCAGATGACTTTACAGAGGATGATGGGCCCGACAAGGCATAGGTGAAATATGATTTTAGTTGATATGAACCAAGTGACGCTTTCTAATCTGATGATTCAGATTGGTCGCAACTCTGATGTTGACCCAGACATGGTTCGACATATGGTTCTCAATTCATTAAGGGGTTATCGAACACGGTTCACTGAGGAATACGGAGAACTGGTATTATGTTATGATAACAAAGGTAATTGGAGAAGAGAATACTTCCCCAACTACAAACACGGTAGACGTAAAGACCGTAAGGCATCGACATTAGATTGGGGTTCGATATTCGATACCTTGCATCTAATCAAAACAGAATTACAAAACAATTTTCCATACAAGGTACTAGAAGTAGAAAACGCAGAGGCGGATGATATCATTGCTTCAGTAGTACGGTATGTTTCAGAATCACCCTCTCACTATGAGAAGGTATTAATTGTATCTGGTGATAAAGATTTCATTCAGTTACAAAAACACAATTTCGTTACACAGTACAGTCCAGTACTGAAGAAGTTCGTTAATGGTACTGACCCAGAGGTTTATATCAAGGAACACATTCTAAAGGGTGACCGTAGTGATGGTGTACCAAACTTCCTATCACCAGACGATACCTTTGTAAATGAGATGCGTCAGCGTCCTATCTCAAAGAAGAAACTGGCGACATGGATTGATTTAGAACCAGAAGATTTCTGTAACGAAGAGATGTTGAGAAACTATCAACGCAACAGGACACTAATTGATTTGGAATACGCACCCACAGAGATTCATAATGCGTGTGTGGATACCTATCTAAATAGTACGGTAAATGATAGAAGTGGTCTATTAAACTACTTCATTAAACATCGACTGAAAAACCATATGGAAAACATTGGAGACTTTTAAAATGGCAGTGAATACATATACACCTCTTTTACATGAGGTGCTGAAAAAAGTTCATAATGCAAAGACTAAGGATAAGAAGGTTAGTATTCTTAGAGAGAATGATAGTGATGCATTAAGAATGGTTATTAAGGGTTCATTTGACCCTAACATCGAATGGGTATTACCAGAGGGTGAAGTTCCTTACAATAAGAACGAAGCACCAGATGGTACGGAACACACCTTACTGTTCCAAGAATCTAAAAAGTTGTGGCACTTCATTAAAGGCGCCGATAGTAAGACCCCACAATGGAAGAAGGAACAAATGTTCGTTCAGATATTAGAAGGTCTGTCTGAAGGTGAAGCCGAAGTGCTGGTAGCCGCCAAGGATAAAAAACTACACCAAGTCTACAAAGGACTTTCAGCGGCAGTAGTCAAAGAGGCGTTTGGTTGGAATGACGAATTCTATAACCCAAATAAGTAAAACTTCTTGACAATTAGGTACTTATAGAGTACTATAATTAAAGACTTGGTAATGAAGTTGTAATGAGGAAACAGAACACGACTCCTCTCTCTCTCACTTGAGTGTTCTGATTCGACAGGTGATTCGCTAAAGTCTTTAGGGGGGATGAAAATCCCCCCTTTTTTATTGACGTAACTCCTTGATTTATAAGGAAAAAATTTACCCCTTGACATTTGTTATAAAAACATGGTATAGTATATACATAATGAGAAAGAGAGTGAATATGAATTTCGTTACTGCAAAGGGTGGAAACAAAGTCCAGAGAGAAATCTGTGAGAAGGTTGCCCACTTCATGATTGGTCAGTTGATGCCTAGAATGAGAACTCTGGATATTGAAATCAATCTACAGAAACTTACAGGTGACGCAATCGGTTGGTGTCAGATGAATGATACAAATCGTGAGTTTACTATTGACGTTTCTAAGAACCTAACAATCAAAGAACTGGTCACTACTATTTGTCATGAGATGATTCATGTCAAGCAGTATGCAAGAAAAGAAATGACTGATGACTTGGTTGAGAACGGTTGTGCTGTTTGGAGAGGTCGCAAGGTCAACCCTAACACAAAGTATTACGACTTACCTTGGGAGAAGGAAGCGTATCGTCTACAAGACAAATTTGCAAACATGGTATGGAATGAGGAGATTATATAATGATGCCAAATAACACAAATCAGACTGTTGCAGTCATTCACACAGCGTTTGAGGACAAACCATCCACAGTCGCTTTAGTACACACCAAAGAAGGTATGTCACTTATTGAGAAACTTGAGTATGCATATCGGTGGACACAGAACATCATGGACAGTTGGTCACTGAAGATGCCAATGGACAATAACGATGATGTGACTGTCATGGGTGATATCTCTGACGGTTATGGATTGCGGTCTACTTCAGTTGGTGACCAAGTTCTGGTCGGTACTGAAAAGTATGTGGTCGCACCAATGGGTTTCACAACACTTGATGGGGAG